CCTTTGAACCCTTGGACAGTTACTGTTCTAAACGATCAGTCATTCAAGTTCAGAGCATTCTTCGAAGCGTGGTCTTCACAGATTCAAGCAATGCAACAGAATTTCCAATCTGCAAACCAGATGTCTCAGTATATGGGGGCTGCTAAGGTTCGTCAGATGGATAGAAAAGGTGAGATTATGAGAACTTATAAGTTCGAAGGAATCTGGCCAAATAACATTAGTGCGATTGATCTTGACTGGGGTAACAATGATACACCAGAAGAGTACACTGTAGAGTTCCAGATCCAATACTGGACACACGATACAGATACTAACACATCTAATGCACAAGGATAGGGTTTTAGAAACTCGCTAAATAGTACGTAAAAACTAAAAGATAATAATGTCCCAACTTTTTGGTTATTCTCTTGAGCGTGCGAAGAAGGGTCAATCCGTTGGCCCTTCTTTTGTATCCAAAGAATCCGATGATGCTGCAACCCCTGTTGCTGGCGGAGGGTATTTTGGTACCGCAATAGATCTTGATGGAACATTCAAAGATGAGAATGATCTCATCAGACGTTATCGTTCTATGTCAATTCATCCAGAATGTGACAGAGCAATCGATGATGTAGTAAACGAAGCAATCGCTGGTGATATCGATGATACACCTGTTGATGTAGAACTGTCTAACTTAAAAGTTAGCAGTGGTATTAAGAAGAAAATACGTGACGAATTTATGAACGTATTACGTCTTCTTGATTTTGATAAGAAAGCATATGATATTTTCCGTCGTTGGTACATTGATGGAAAGTTATACTATCATAAACTTATCGATCCAAAGAATCCTCGCAGAGGAATTACAGAACTTAGGTACGTAGATCCACGAAAAATCCGTAAAGTCGTGGAGATGGAAAGAAATAAAGATAAGCAACAATTAGATTCACGGACATTAGAATCCCAGTTGTCACCTAGAACTGCTGAATACTATGTGTACAATCCGAAAGGACTCCGTGCAGGTATGGAGACCAGTGGTCTAAAGATCGCACCTGATGCAATCGCTTTCTGCCACAGTGGTTTGAAAGATATGAATAAGAATGTGGTGATGTCACATCTCCACAAAGCAATTAAAGCACTCAATCAGTTACGTATGATTGAGGATTCTCTGGTTATCTACCGACTGAGTAGAGCACCAGAGCGACGTATTTTCTACATCGATGTAGGAAATCTTCCTAAGCAAAAGGCAGAACAATACTTACGTGAGGTTATGTCTCGCTATAGGAACAAGTTAGTATACAACGCTGATACAGGAGAAATAAGAGATGACAGAAAATTTATGTCGATGCTCGAAGACTTCTGGCTCCCACGAAGAGAAGGAGGACGAGGTACTGAAATCACTACGCTCCCAGGTGGACAAAATCTTGGAGAACTTGAGGATGTCAAATACTTCCAACGCAAACTCTATCGTGCATTGAACGTACCAGAGTCACGTTTAGAATCAGAAAGCTCATTCAATCTTGGACGTGCTGCTGAGATCACACGTGATGAAGTTAAGTTCCAGAAGTTTGTGACTAGGTTGCGTAAGAAGTTCTCAGAACTATTACACGACTTACTCAAAACACAGTTGATTCTGAAAGGTGTCATTTCACTTGAAGAGTGGGATGATATGTCAGAACATATACAGTATGACTTTATTGCAGACAACTACTTCTCTGAATTAAAGGAGAAGGAGATGCTTACTGAGCGTCTAAATTTAGTTACTGCAATGGATCCTTTTGCTGGTCGTTACTTCTCATTAGAATACATCCGTCGTCAAGTTTTACGACATACAGATGCAGAAATGAAGGAGATTGATAAGCAAATGGAAAAAGAAATTGAGGATGGAAAGCTCCCTGATCCAGCTTCTATTGACCCTGCTACAGGTATGCCTTTAGAGGATCCTGCTGCAATGGGTGAGGAAGGAATGGAAGAAGAGCAAGAAATCACCATAGATAATGTGGAACCTGCGGACTATAAACGTGGGGAATTCTAAATAGTAGTATTGGAGACTTAAATTATGCCTAGCGTGCCCGCTAAAGAAATCGTTGACAAGCTCTTTTCTAATAATAAAGATTTGAGTAGCGAAGTTAACGATGCAATGATGGCTATCTCTGCTGAGAAACTCGAAGCAGAAAAGAAAGCAATCGCTGCCACCTGGTTACAACCAGAAGAAGAAACCCAAGATGAGGTAACACCAGATGAGACTGATAACGGAACAGATTGAAGACATTCAAGTTCTTGAAGAAGCAACTAAGAGTGGAAAGAAAAATCTGTACATTGAAGGAACTTTCTTACAAGGCGAAATTAAAAATCGCAATGGAAGGATGTATCCTATGGCTACTCTAAAAAGAGAAGTTGATAAATACAATGAATCTTTTGTCAGAACAGGTCGTGCATTAGGAGAACTCGGACATCCCGAAGGTCCTACTGTTAACCTCGATAGAGTTTCACATCTAGTCACATCTTTGACTGAAGAAGGTACCAACTTTAAAGGACGTGCTCGTATCTTAGATACCCCAATGGGTAACATCGCTAAGTCACTTTTAGGTGAAGGAGTTAAGTTAGGAGTATCATCTCGCGGAATTGGATCACTAAAAAGAACTTCAGAAGGTGTCAATATAGTCGGAGACGACTTTATACTCGCTACTGCTGCTGATATAGTGGCAGATCCCAGTGCACCAGACGCTTTTGTCGAAGGCATAATGGAAGGAAGAGAGTGGGTTTGGGAGAACAATATCCTTAAGGAACGTGAACTCCGCAGAATTGAGCGTCAATTTGACAACGCTCCAAACAAAAAAGTAATCGAAGAGATGAAAATTTCCGCGTTTGAGAAATTGTTAAACTCTCTTTAGGTTATAAATAAATATAGATTAAATCCAGTAAGAAATTTATTAAGGAGACAAACTAATGTCGGATGAAACAGTAAAGGCATCTGAAGAACAAAAAGAGGTCACTGAAGCCAAGTTTGATGGTGCAGTTGCTGATGGTTCTTCACTAGGATCAGTAGAGGTAATTGGAGGACCTACTCCTTTTAATTCCAAACCTACTGATGACAGCAACAAAATGAAAGCCCCTTCACAAACTCAGGCTTCACCACCTAAGACAAAGCCAAGTGCAGCGTCTGGTCAGAAAGCTGAGTTCAGTACAAAGGGTGATGTACAAGCATCACATAACCCTGAAGTAGAAGGTGGAGAGAACTTAATTGAGATCGATGTATCTCAAGACGTTGCTGCTCTAACCGATGGCGAAGAACTCTCCGAAGAGTTCAAAGAAAAAGCAGCTACTATTTTCGAAGCAGCTGTTGTTTCTCGTCTCAATGAGGAACTAGCAAACGTACACGAAGAGTACGCTAGTGCACTTGCTGAGGAAATCAAAGGTATTAAGACCGAGCTTGCTGAGAAGGTAGACGAGTATCTAACCTACGCAGTACAGTCTTGGATCGACGATAACAGACTTGCAGTAGATAGTGGTCTCAAATCAGAGATTGCTGAGTCAGTTGTCGATGGTCTTAAAAAAGTTTTCATCGAGAACCACATTGAGGTTCCCGAAGAAAAAGCAGATATCATCAACGAGATGGCATCTGAATTAGATTCGATGGAAGCAAAACTCAACAACGAAATTGAGAAAAGCGTAACACTAACTGCACAAGTTGCAGGTTATGTAAAGAATGGGATTGTGAACGAAATCTCTGAAGGACTAGCATCAACTGAAAAGGAGAAGCTAGCATCACTTGCAGAGGGCGTTGAGTTTGAAGATGAAGAGTCGTTCCGCACAAAGGTAGAAACTCTGAAGGAGTCGTACTTCTCCAGTAAGCCTGAAACACCAGGTGATACCGTTGCTGAAGACGTACAACCAGTTGTGGATACCGATATGACAGATTCTATGTCTAAGTACGTAGAAGCGTTAAATCGTTGGACTAAGTGATTTTAGTCATTAACCAATTTTCCCAAGGAGAAAAAAACAATGTTCAATTCTGAACAGTTACAGGAAAAGTGGAATCCCGTTCTTGATTGTGATGGACTTGATAATATCAAGGATACATACAAGAAGGCGGTTACCGCAGTCCTACTTGAAAACCAAGAAAAGTTTTTGAAAGAGGAAGCAGGCATTCTAACTGAAGCTGCTCCTACAATGTCAGCTGGCACAGGCGGTTTCACCGCAGGTAGCACAGCGACTGGTCCTGTTGCAGGTTTTGACCCAGTATTGATCTCATTGATCAGACGCTCTATGCCTAAGCTTATTGCTTATGACATCGCAGGCGTTCAGCCAATGACAGGTCCTACAGGTCTTATCTTCGCAATGAGATCACGTTACGGTACAAACCGTACTGCTGGAACTGAAGCATTCTTCAACGAAGCAGACACAGAGTTCTCAGCAGAGAACGCTGCATCAGATCTTGGAAGAACAGCACAAGCTGGATCTAACCCAGGTCTACTTAACGACAGTGGAACTTACAACACTTCAGACGGAATGCCAACAGGCGAGGCTGAAGCTCTAGGTGACGCTGCTGGAAACCAGTTCGCTGAAATGAACTTCAGCATTGAGAAAGTTACTGTGACTGCGAAGTCCAGAGCACTCAAAGCTGAGTACAGTTTAGAACTTGCTCAAGACTTGAAAGCCGTTCACGGTCTTGACGCTGAGTCAGAACTAGCAAACATCCTCTCAACAGAGGTTCTTGCAGAAATCAACCGTGAGGTTGTACGTACTGTTTACAAGGTTGCAAGACCTGGTGCTCAGAACAACACTGCAACTGCTGGTATCTTCGACTTAGACGTTGACAGTAATGGTCGTTGGTCTGTTGAGAAGTTCAAAGGTCTACTTTTCCAGATCGAAAGAGATATGAACGCGATCGGGCACGAGACTCGTCGTGGAAAGGGTAACATCCTCATCTGCTCTGCTGATGTGGCATCTGCCCTATCAATGGCTGGTGTACTTGATTACACACCTGCTCTACAAGGTAACTCAAACCTACTTCCTGATGACAATAGCAGCACTCTTGCTGGTACTCTTAACGGAAGAATCAAGGTTTACGTTGACCCATATTCTGCTAACGTAAGTGACAGACACTTCTATGTTGGTGGATACAAAGGAAGCTCTGCATATGATGCAGGACTCTTCTACTGCCCATATGTACCACTACAGATGGTCAGAGCTGTTGGTCAGGACACCTTCCAACCAAAAATCGGATTCAAGACTCGTTATGGTCTTGTTGCTAACCCATTTGCTGAGGGAACAACTCAGGGTGGAGGAGATCTTGATCCTAATAAGAACCGCTACTACAGACGTGTTCTTGTTGACAACCTTATGTAAGCAAACGCTTATATGGCTTTACAAAGAGACCCTTTTTGGGTCTCTTTTTTTATGCTTTGACCTAAATATTAGACAGTATGATAGGAGTCTCGATGAATCATTACACAGTTGGTTACTTAGATTCAGAACATCACGAGAACTATATTTGTGAGTATGCAGAGGGTTCATACGATGCTTGTAAACAAGCACAGGCAGATGTACCATATCTACAGGAACATCCGCACCGAATAAACGAAATTCTTTTGGAGATATAAAAATGAACGGAAGATTAGACAAAGTAGCAATGACGAATAGGTTATTCCAAATTAAAAGAGAGTTGGATTACAAGTGTGAAATAGGAGAGAAAGGAGAATGGGAATGCGTTGGTGCTAACCAGACTCTCAATAGAGTGTTTGATGTTTTAGACGAGTATTGGCAGTAGCTAAATAGATACAGACGGAACCCACTAATATAGTCAATGTCTTTCGCGAGTCAAATTAGCAATAGGAATTTCTTAAGCCCAGGTGGCTTCCGTTTTGTATTATCAAAATTTCCCAAGGTAGCATATTTTGCACAGTCTGCTAACGTTCCATCATTAGAGTTGGGTTTGGTTTCACAACCAACACCAATGCGTCCTATCAACTTGGACGGTATGATGACCTTTGGTCAGTTCACATTGACATTTATTGTTGATGAGGATATGGAGAACTTCCTTATTCTACAGAACTGGATGCGTGGACTAGGTACTCCTGATAGTTTAGGAGAAAGATCAGACTATCTTAAAAATCAAGCAGACAAATATTCACAGGATAATCTAGGTGATTCAAGATTTGCTGATGGTACTTTAGCCATTTTAAATTCAAATCTACAACCAAAGTTCAATGTAAACTTTACTGATTTAAAACCAGTATCCTTAACCACACTAGACTTTGATGCAACACTTAGTGATCAAGAATACTTCCAAGCAATAGTAGTTTTTGATTATACATCCTACGAAATTCAGACACTAGACGGAAAACGTATTAAAAAATTAGCATAGTATGGCTTTACTTGATGAACTTCAGGCATCCTGGTCGGAGGATTGCTTGTTTAATGAATTGGATTTAGGATCTGAATCCCTTGGTGTTGCTAGACTGCACCAAAAATATCACATCTTTTATAACAAATATAAACTTGTACTGGAAGATCTACGTGCACAGTATAAGTCTTTAAGAAAATTTAAGTGGCTTTACTATAACGGTAAGGGCAAAGATAATGATGGCAAATATTTTGACCTAAAGGTATTGAAAGGAGATATTAATATCTTCCTAGAGTCTGATGAAGACTTGACTAAGATGAGTTTAAAGATAAGTTACTTCGAAACTTGTATAAATTATATTGAGAACATCCTTAAGATGATCAACAATCGTGGATTCCAAGTGAAGAATGCGATTGATGCAAAGCGGTATGAGTTCCCAGTCTGATGACTTCTATTACCAAAAAGAATGAA